TTCGCTACGCATAGGTTCGCTACGCATAGGTTCGCTACGCATAGGTTCGCTACGCATAGGTTCGCTACGCATAGGTTCGCTACGCATAGGTTCGCTACGCATAGGTTCGCTACAGATAAAAAATTGAAATCATAAACCTTTATAACGTCATATCGTGTCACAATGTCGACACTTTCCTTTCTTGAAAATAAATCCGTTGCTCTTTCCGGTGTCTGTTATGAAAACATACAGACACAGTTATCTGAATACAATATTACTGTAGTTCCGTGGGGTGCTATTTCTGCTCTTATAGTTGGACCTGGTTGTAAAAAACGTTATAAATACAAGTTAGCCTTAGAGCAGAATATCCAAATTATATCTGAGGCATCATTGAAATGCGATATTGCGTTATGGGTAGAACGATACGCACCGAAACGCGTCAGTGATATTATCGGAAACGCAGAAGCCATTCGTGCTCTTGGAACGTGGTTAGACTCATGGTCTATGGGTATGAGTACGCCCAAAGGTGCATTAGTCACCGGACCACCCGGTATTGGTAAAACAACACTAGCAAATCGTATCGCATCCGCATACGGCTACGATATCATTGAATTCAATGCGAGTAATGAACGTTCGGCATCCTCAGTAAAACGATGCTTTGATGAGGCATCACGTTCCTCGCATATTGGTCGTCGTCGTATTGTAATTATGGACGAAGTGGACGGTATGAGTAGTGGTGACCGTGGAGGCGTGAAAGAACTCGCACGTATAATACGAACCTGTACATTTCCAATTATCTGTATTGCGAATGACCGTACAAATAAAAAAATAGACCCGCTAAAATCGTGTTGCTTAGATATTCGTTGTGCAAGACCGACACGAACACTCATCGCAAAACGCCTCTTTACAACCGTTATTCAAGAACACGCACTTCCATATTCCTTATCAGATATCGAAACTCTATGCGAGCAAAACGGTAATGATATTCGGCAAATTCTGAACTTCCTACAATTCTCATCTGTGACTCCTTCACTCAAGCATATAGGTATCAAAGACGAAATACAACGTGTGGATATTTTCTCTGCGACAGGGCGTTTATTTGGTCAATACGGTACGATTTACGACCGGTTAAACATGGCGTTCGTGGATTTTGGAATGATTCCATTAATGGTTGCCGAGGGTTATATTGCAGCGGCTGGGAAAACTACGAGCGGTGCATTATCGCGTTGTATTCGTGCAGCTGAGTTTATTGGTAGCGGTGATATTCTTGACCGTGCTATGTACCGAACAATGAATTGGTCACTTTTACCCAACATACTTATGAACTCGGTTGCGGCGGCTGCTGCCACAGATGGTCCTGCTCCGTTCCAAATCTTTCCTTCGTGGCTCGGTAAAAATTCACGACGTGGAAAACACCGTCGTTTGACAGCAACACTACGACAGAATGCCCGTTGTTCATCCGTTACAGATGAACTTGAGAGTCGTGAAGTATTGCGACAACGGTTATTTCGCGGATGCGATGGAAAAACTATTGTGGGTGATTTAGTTGGACTCGGATTGACACGCGATGATATGTTGGAAACCTTAGTCGAAACTGTATTTACAGGCGATGAAGGAAGTGTGAAATTGGATACGAAGATAAAAAGCGCTATTACGCGCGAATGGAAAAAGCGGGGGCTTGATGAAGCCTATGTAAAACGTAGTGGCATCGTAGATTCTGACACGGAATATGATGGTGATGACGTAGTAGAGGAACTTTGTGCGGATTTTGGATCTTTGGATGTTTGATTTTAGTTGTCAAAAAAGTTTTGCAAACTATTTTACAAAACTTTTTTAGATTTTTTTTTTGGTTTTTGTTTTTTGGGTTTTTTTGGTTTTAGGGATTTTGGGTTTTTGGTTTTTTGGTTTTTTGGTTTTAGGAATTTTGGAATTTTGGGTTTTTGGGATTTTAGAACTTAGACATCGCCAGCCGCCTCGCCCAATCATCGCGCCTCGCAGCATATTCTACAGCATTGATACCTGGATTCATTCGCTCGCGCGCATCCCAGATTGTTTGCGCTTTGTGAATCGCGGCGCGCTTACACTCCGAAGCCGCCAATTCGTGCATTTGATATGCCGCAAACACCATCTGCTCAGTAACGACCCTATCGCCCGTACGATACGCAGCATTCAACTGTGCGTACTCGCGCTCCGCTTCGGATGCGAAGTCGTACGTATTCTGCGCCGCAATGGTCGCATCCGCAACCTCCGGTGACGCACGAATGAATTCCTGGCGCAACCTATGGTACTCAGAATGCTCCGGCATTGTGAAATGATGCTGTGCGCAGTACCAACGATAGCCATCGAAGAGAAGCGCGTTCTTGTCGCAGCGGTGTCCGTGTTTGTAGAAACGGCACGTGAGGAGGGACATTCTGATTATGCGAAAGGAAGGGAATAAAGCAAGAAAGCAAGAAGCAAGAAAGCAAGAAAGCAAGAAAGGAAGAAAAGCAAGAAAGAAGAAAGGAAGAAACGAAGAAACGAAGAAAGGAAGAAAGGAATAAGCACGCAAAAAAACGTTTTCAGCGATACTGTGATTCAATTTTTCCCGTATCCGATTACTTTGCTTCGTAGGGTGCTAAGATAAATTCCTGTTTCTGCTCGTCTATCAAATCCTCCAAAAGCATTTTTATTTCCTCACAAGGACCACTCGCATCAAACTTTTTTACGTAATAGGGTTTCCACAGAATCCAAAGTTTCTCTATAGCATCCTCACTGAATTTATAATGCTTATTCTCAAGTAAAAAGTCATCAAGAAGCCCGAGAAAATCGGTTTTGGTCCATTTACAAAATATATCGTCCTTGTCTTTTTTGAGTAGTTCGTAATTTGTGCGAAGCATTTCTAGTTCGTGCTCCAGTTCTCGAATACGCGATTGAAGGTATTGTGAGTCCATATCAGAAGCCATTGTATTCTTAGGTTTCACAACGGGAGTAGGATTCAATTTTTTACACGCTAACAAATGTTTTTTTTATTATTTTTTAATAAAAATAATAAAATTTAAATTGTGTAGTTTCAAGATTTCATAGGTTTACATCATCTTGAAGCCACCGGCGAGCTGCGAGCCGAGTGCCAAGCCTGCGCCCTGTCTGCTTGTAAGACCAATGCTGGGCGATAGTAAGTCAAGAATCGCGAAGACAACCGCCGCGACCGTCGCAACGACAACGATCTCCTCAACATGGGGCGCCTTGCGAGGAATGATAACCATCGCAACCGCAACCGCAAGACCCTCGAGGAAGTATTTAATCGCACGCGTAAGAAGTTCCGTTGCAGAGAAGCCGTCCATTTCGTATATTCGGGGCAGGGATTTTAATTTTCATAAAGTGCGTTAGAATCTAAAGATATAAGTATTGGGCAAACTCAGAACACAGACCATGGCAGCACCGGAAGAGAAAAAAGAAGTTTATTTGGAGGCAGATAAGGAAATTCCGGGGCAGCATTATGTTGCTCTGAGTTTTATCAGTCCCAATAAGGTACTCAAAAACAAGGATGTGTTCCTATTTAGCGAATTTCTCAAAGATTACGAGGTTCAATATAAAATCCGGGCAACGGAAAGTTTCTTGATGGCACAGGTTGCGAAAGTACAAGAGGCGGCATCGAAGGCACAAGATGTACTTGAGAATCTTGTACTCCGTACGACGGCTGTAAGTGGTGATGACTTATCCGGGGCTGTCGCAGTCTTTCGTGAACTTCGTACATCGCTGACGCGTGATACTGCGGCGGACCTTGAAGCGCACGTTCGTAGTGAGATGTCAGATTACAAAACGTCCGCTATTCAAGAAGCCTATGAAACCTTCCTCTTCAAACACCGGAAGCGTCTTGAGGAGGAATTTTATGCCGCCAACGAATTCCGTACAACGGTCCAGGGTCTTAAAATTCGCGGTGTATATGATACATACAAGGAGGCAATGGGTCGCGCAAAATCGCTACAAACGCTTGACCCGTCCTTTAATGTATATATCGGACAGGTCGGATTTTGGCTGCCTTGGGATCCTGAGCCGAGTGATATGCAAGACCAAGAGTATGCGGATGACCAACTCAATCAACTCATGAAGAAATACAAGGATAATGAGTCGCAACGCGACGAGTTTTATGCGAAGACGAAACAAGAACGCGTAGGAGGTTCTAAGACGCGTCCCGCAGGTGTGACGGAGGCTTCTGTACCGCCGTCTGATATGTTTGGTGGCGAGGACCTAGCTATTGCGAGGAGGCGCGAACGCAGCGCTGCATCTGCGACTGGTTCTGCGTCCGCAACTCCTGAGAATACAATTACAGCGTAAAAATTTGATTCCTCATTGACTACATAATGACTGTTTAGAACACCCATTATGTACACTTTATTCATACAACCCGAAACCGAAGATGCGAAGACATTCTATAGTGAAATCGCAGCAAAATATATGAGTCGCGAGTATGCGGAACGCGATTCAGGATTTGACCTTATTTGCGATGCTGCGATTGTACCGATTGATGCGCGCGGCGTTCGCTTGAATTGTCTATGTAAAGCCGCACTCTTTAATCACGAGTTGAATATCTTTCAAGGCTATTATCTTATTCCGCGGTCATCGCTTGCCAAAACGACACTTCGCCTCGCGAATTCTATTGGTGTCATTGATGCAGGATATCGTGGTACGCTACTTGCCGCAGTTGATAATCATCCTATCGGTTTATCGGGTAATTTCAAAATCACATTGGGTGATAGGTATTTCCAAATTGTAACACCTGGATTGCTGCCCTTTACGAATGTTCAAATTGTAGATAGGATTCCAGGTGGAGCAACGATACGTGGTGAGGGAGGATTTGGAAGTACTGGGAAATAAGGTAGGATAATTCTCGAAAAAATTGATACTGCTAACAAATTATCACATTTTTCAAATAAGCATGAATACGAAACCTCTAGAACTTCCATTAGATATCGGAGAACTATCTGTAGCCGGATATAGACAACTTGCGTTTTATGAATTGAAAACAGTCTTTCAAGGGTCTATATCAATTTACACAATCTGTAATGGAGTCATGATACGAGGATACATTGTATCGTATCAAGAGATACGAAAAAACAATGAACCTGTTCTCTATATTGGCATACGTACTGGTAATATAGGCGAACCTAGACTTCTAACAATTCCGAATACAATACACTGTTTTGTGTATCCGAATGATGTGCCGCATACAACGCGTGTATATGAACGCACTCGTGAAGGAGCCCCACTTACAGACGATGTTTCTGCTACTATTGAGAAAAGTATTCACGAAACAGCAAAAGAACGACGTATTCTTCCCGTTCAAAAATGGTTTTACCAAAAATTTGAATCAAATGGATATTAAT